GAACGACGTCAAGTGGATCAGCCAGTTCAATGCCCAGATGGCGGCGTACAGCGACGATGGGCACACCTTCCATGGGACCTATGGGTTCCGCTGGAGGGAGCACTTCGGGGTGGACCAGATCAAAGCAGCCATCAAAGAGCTCAACAGGAACAAGGACAGCCGTCGAGTCGTCCTGGCAATGTGGGACCCTATTGCTGACCTTGGGAAAATTGCTGCAGGGCGCGACGTTCCTTGTAACACCACCGTGTTCTTCACCAACAGGGGTGGTCGCCTAGACATGACGGTGTCCTGCCGGTCGAACGACATCGTCTGGGGCTGTTACGGGGCCAACGCCGTACACATGTCGATGCTCCAGGAGCTCATCGCCTGCGCCACAGGCCTCGCCATGGGCACGTACTACCAGATCAGTAACGACTGGCACATCTACGAGCAGCATTGGCCCCTCCTGGGCAAGTTGCCCCCAGAGCCAGAGCCGTATCCCATAGGGCACGTGGCCTTGACGAACATCTACAACTGGGAGGACGACCTGGACAACGAGTTCCCAGCGTTCATCGAGGGCAACATGGAGACATCAGCCTGCCCTTACGTCAGGAGGGTGCTCCGGCCCATGAGGAACGCCTGGCGGAGTTACAAGATCAACGACAAGTTCTCGGCGCTGATGAACGCAGGCCAGATCGAGGATGTCGCCGTCAGGCAAGCTTGTACCGAATGGCTTGAACGCCGCAAATGGAGAAGGTCATGAACCTCAGTCAACTGTACCCCACCGGCCGCGTGAAGCGGTTCCACACCACGGACCTCGCCCCGCAGACGATTGCGTCCCACTCGTGGGCTGTAGCCCTCATTGTGGCGGCGATCTACCCCAAGGACATCACACCTCCCATGAGAGTCATGATGGCCGCCCTCACCCATGACTGCGCCGAGCATGTGACGGGGGACATCCCCTCGCCGGCCATGAAGCTGTGCCCGGAACTCGGCATGGTGCTGGCGGGGATGGAGCGCAAGTACAACGTCGAGGCAGGCATTGACTACGAGCTCACGGACAGGGAGCGTCACATCCTGAAGTGGGCAGACGTCCTTGAGTGTGCCTTGTACGCGGAGCACCAGGAGAACATCGGCGTGCTCCAAGGGCATGTCATCAAGCTCCGGGCGCAGGCCTACCTCAAGGACATGAGCTTTCCCACCAGCGAGGCCAAGGACTTGTATGACGACATCTTCGGCGAATGACCACCAAGTTGGTGGGACCCACTATCAGCAACAGGAGGGCATACCGCAGCATTGGGACTTGGTGATCACCTACGACTGGGATTACTTCCAGGCTCAGATCACGAAGTACCTCATGCGATGGAAGTACAAACATCCCACACCAGAGAAGAAGCTCCAAGACCTGGAGAAGTCAAGGCAATTCCTCGACAAGTACATCGAGAACTACAAACACTTTCTGAAGGACCAACATGGCGACCGAACGGACAATCAATCTCCCCGTGACTGACGCAGAACTCGACCTGCTCATCGCAGGCCTGGGTGAACTCCCCACCAAGCTGAGCTTCAACATGGTGAACAAACTGGCCCGCATCAAGACTGAGAGCCAGACGCCATCCACAGGCGTCGGCACAACCGAAACAGGAGAAACAAAGACCGATTCTCCGGGCGTAGGAGCCGCGCAGGGCCCGGCCTAGGGGGTAGCCCCTCCCCCTCCTTGAATCGGCGCTCTAGGGACGATCTAGGCTTGCTCCCGGCCTGAATCTCCGGGGGCTTCCCCCGGACCTCGCGGCCGAATGTCACCAAAGGAAACATCATGAACGAATCAGACAACAAGTACCCAGTTCCTGTCTCTGCTGCTCAGTACGGCGGGGCCATCGCGGGCGGAATGGACATGAAGATGCACAACCCAACCATCGGAGAGAACATCGACATGAAAATCCGGCAGGCTGAAGAGCGGCTTCAGATGCTCAAGGAAAACAAGGTGCGGATGGAAAAGACCGGCCTGTTGGACATTCGCATCCACGACTTGCGTCAAGTGATGGACTACTGACACCCGGAATAGGGGATACCGCTCAAGCCCGATCCAGGGTATAATAGGGGTGTCCCCCTAGGGTTCTGCCCTGGCACCCTTTTCAAGCCAGGCATTGTAGGAGATACGCATGAAGAAAGTTCTCTCTGCCCTCACGCTGGCATGCCTTGCCAGCGCAGCGGGGGCAGTCACTGTCGGGTTCGAGAATGAGTTCAGCGGAGGCACCGACTGCTCAAACGCAGTCACCGGCTGCTCGATCCTGGAGGCCACCAACTTCGCTGGCGGCGTCCACTTCGAGCTCACCGGCACGATGGCACCGGGTGAGTTCATCACCGGCCTCTACGGCAACTTCAACGGGCCGGGCGCAGTCATCGCATCGAACTTCGCCGGCACAGGGCTGAACAGCTTCAACAGCTTCAGCTTCTCGTCGAACACGTTCAAGGCAGACGGTGACGGGTTCTTCGACTGGTTCATCGACCTGTCGAGCAACCCGCCGCGCTTCGATGGGACCGACACGCTGTCCTGGGACTTCCTCGGGGCGACGTTGCCGCAGTTCAACAGCATCAGCGTCAACGGTCCCGAAGGCAAGACCGGCTTCCTGTTCGCCACGCACGCCCAAGGGTTGGCCAATGGCGGCAGCGGTTGGTTCAACGGTCAGCTGACCCCGACCAGCACGCCGTTCGACGTCACGCCAGTGCCGGAGCCTGAGACCTACGCGCTCCTGCTCGCCGGCCTCGCTGCCGTGAGCTTCATCGCCAAGCGTCGCAAGAAGGGAGGCATGGCGCAATAAGTCGCCTGAAGGTTCTGTCTTTCAATCATCAAGGAGAAATCCATGAAGAAGGTTCTTTGGGCCATTGCGGCCCTTCTGGGGGCAGCGGCCCTCCCGGCGCAGGCGGTCCTCGTCTGCGACGGTTGCACCTACCAGGGAGGTGTCGCCACCAACCTCGGGGTCCACAACCCGACGACGTTCGACAACAGCACGTTCACCAACGGCACGACCGGGACGAACGGGGCATTCGACAACTTCTGGGTCTTCAGCCTGGCACCAGCCGGGGCGGCGACACTCGATGCGGTGTTCTTGCCGATCGAGAACATCAGCGGTTTCGATGCCAAGCTGTTCAACGTCACCAGCTCGACCTGCGGCGGCACCGGGGCAGCATGCTCGGCGCTGACCCTGGGCTCGCTGATCGCGGATGCTCCGGCCAACCCGGCCTTCGTGTCGGCGCTGGACTTCCTCTCACTGGACGTTGGCACCTACGCCATCGAGATCAGTGGGCTGGTGTCCGGCTTGACGGCGGGGCAGACGGCATCCTACGCCGGCAATCTGCAGGTGGCAGCTGTGCCCGAGCCAGAGACCTATGCCTTGATGCTCGCCGGCCTCGCCGCGCTGGGCTACATGGGCAAGCGTCGGAAGCTGAAGCAGTAAGGACTCAGGCCTGAGCCCTGGGCCCCTGGTGTAATGCCAGGGGCCTTTTTGTTACTTGCGATTACGCAGTGCCAGCTCCAGAGCCTCTGCCTGCTTGGCCTTGTCGGCCGCAGAGAATGGCTTGCTGAACTTCGACCCGTAGTTGGTCGTGGGAGCGGACGCAGCAGCCTTCGCATCCTCAGCCTCGTCCTCGCGCCTGGCTATTGGCCTCTTGGGATTGGTGAGCCCCGACATATCGACATCAGCCATGTTGGCCTCCTACTTTTGAACAGTTACACTTGCGTCGCCCTTGCGGACGTCAAGAATGGCTTTCCCAGGCACCAACAGCATGTACCCTCCTGGATCACACCATGCTTTGCCAATCTCCCGGTCGACAACGCACGGGCCATAGACAGCCATGCACCCCGTCAAGGGCAGGAGCAGAAGCATGACTAGCCTACGCGCATCCACATGCCGGCCCCGCCAGCGGACTGCGCGCCGATGTTTCGCCACACACCGCCATTGATGGTCTGCCCCGCGCCGCCGGTGTACGCCTGCCAGGAGAGGGACGCGCCAGCACCGAGGCCGATGGTGCCCCCAGGAGACAGGGCCGCGCCCGTGACACCGACAGCCTGCGCGAAGACAAAGGCACCAATCGGAGGAAGTGGCGACGCGGCTGTCGCGCCGGGGTCCATGGCGATGGTGTAGGGAGTGCCGGCCTGCACTGCGTACAGCAGGCCGGTGATCGTGAGCTTGAGCCCGTTGTTGCCAGCGAGGGTGGAACCGAGCTTGAGGTTCCAACTGTTGTCGACGTGGTAGATGCCCGCCGTGTAGTCGACCTGACCAGGGATGATCCAGTAGGCAATCGGATCGGCTGCTGCGGCCCCGCTGGCGACGCCAATGTAGAGTTGGGCTCCTGATCCAGCGACCGTGCTGGTGTTCCTGACTGCGAGGGTGTTGTAGGTTCCACCGTTGCCGTACTCAACCACCAAACCGCCAGCGGCGGATAGCTGCATGAGTTGATTGACGCCGTTCGCTGCGAACCGGATCGTGCCGGTGGCCGCGACGAGCGCGATGCCTCCAGCGGCCGGTTGGTACAACATGCCGCAGCGCACACCAGCGACAGTGACGCCGGTGTAGCCATCACTCGTCATGATGAACTGGAAAAGCTCGTTCGCGTCGTTCTGCGCGTCCCAGCTAGCGAAGGCCAGCGGGCCACCGTGGCTGTTCTTGATGCGCCCGCTGATGGGCCCGTTCGTATTGCCGAGGATGTCGAGCCTCGCCACTGGCGTCATGCCCAGGCCGACGTTGCCGGAGAGGTCGATCTGCATGCGCTCCGCGTTGCCGGTAGCGAACACCATCGGCTTGGTGTTCGCAGCAAAGCCGGCGGCCCCTGCCGGGACGCCGATGAAGGCGCTGCCGCTGTCATTGACCATGAAACACGCGACGCCGCCAGCAGCGTTGTCGATGGTCATCAGGCTCAGGCTGGCCGCGCTGTTCCGAAGGTGAATCTCGTTGCCGCTGTCGACGTTGTTGCCGACGGTGAGCTTGTAGGGTGCGTCGGAGGAATTGGCACCGATGCCCCAGTTGCCCGCTGCCGTCAAGAAGCCCTGGTCGGTCGCACCACCGTTCCCTGAGAACACGACGACCTGACCGGCAATGCGGATTGGTGCAGCTGAACCAGCGTCGGTGAAGGCAGTGAGGCTGGTGCCGCTCCCGATGCTGGCGACACCGAAGTTTTGGTTGGCGCCGACGCGAACCAAGAACGGCACGCCCGCGAAGCCAACACTGCCGACGTTCAAGCGACCGTCAGTAGTGAAGGTCATCAGCGCAGCCGATGCGTTGAACGACCAGACGAAGTTGTTGCCGCCCGCGTTGTCGCCGCCAACGAACCAAGTGAGGACGCCACCCTTCTCCAGCCCAATGCGCGGGACATTCCCCGACTGGGTAATGTACAGCTTCTCGGTGGCAGTTGCATTGCCGCCAAGGCCGAGGTTGCCACCGACTCCGAGACGCATCCGCTCGACGCCAGCAGTCGCCCACGCGAGGATGTCGGCCCCCGCGCGGAACATGCCCATGTTGGGCTGGCTTGTGAACGAGTAGGCCGGCAGCGCGGCAGTACCGTCGTCGTTGAGAAAGCTGCCTACCAGGCTGAAGTCTGTGAGGATGGTAGTGGACGTGGGGGTCCAAATCTGACGCGCCGCACCTTGGATGGTCAGGACGGTCGTGTTGGCGCCCGGCCTATAGAGGCCCATCGTGGTCTCAGAGGCCCAGGTGATCCCCGGCAATGCCAACGTGCCATCGTCGAACTTGATAGGTGCTGTCGCCCCCAGCAGGCCGTCACGAGTGAGTACGTTGTTCAGCTGGACGGCTACATCCGTCATCGTCGGGTTGGCCCAGTTGACATCGATGATCGTCCCATCGATGACCGGGTTGCCCGGAGGCAGGGTATAGTTGCCAGATGAGTCACGGGGCATTTTGGTCTCCAGCCGATTGGGCGCCAATCTCTCTGGCTTGGGCCCCTAGCATGACGTCTCTCACCTTGGCCTGCCACCCTGTCAATGGGCGGCCGAGGGCACGTTGAGTTTCCACCATCTTGAGGAACTTCTCTGGGCTGAGCAGGGCCTGGTCGATCTGCTCCTGCTCGGCCTTGTTGGAGCCACGAATGGCCTGCTGCGCCATGCCTCGCCACCTCCATTGTGGGAGGACGTTCAAGGCAGCGTTGGCGGTCTGGACCGCCCCACTGGGGGCAATCTCGGTCGGACCGACATGTTGGCCAGTCTGGGAGATTTCCTGGGGCACCAGTTCATCCGCGATCCGGCCAGCCTGCTCTGCCTCTTCAGGAACCATTCTCCCAGCGTTCTTGGCCATGGTCCTGCGGAGGGCTGTCTCCCTGATCTCTGGGATCGCTGTACCCTCTGTGACTGAGCCAAAGCTCCGAGTGGTCTTGGGAAAGCCGTTCTCCATGAACGACCCCCGCACGTTCTGAGCTGCCTTGATCGCTGCCTCAGCCTCGTCGTCACTCATGGCTCCCAGGCCAGGGACGTCATGGGTGGCCGACTTGGTGGCGCCCTGAAGCTCTTCCCATGCCTTACGAGCCACATCCTCTCGGTGCGTCATGAAATCGGCTGCGGCAGGGCGACCGGCCGCGCCAGCCTCCAAGGCGCCCAGTTGGCGATTGCCAGTCATGGCCGCGGTTGTCCGGGGGAACATGGAAGGGGTAGGGTTGCGGACAGACTCTGCGGCTGCGTCGATCCCCTCCCTGCCGACTGTCCGGTCCAAAGCCTTGACCGCGTTGATCTCAGCCTGGCGAGTGCCCCCGGTGGTCCAGTCTGCTCCCTTGCGACCCAGGTACTTGACGAGGTTCTTGCCACCGCTGGCAACAGCAGGCACAACCTTGGAAGCGACACCGCCCAAGGCCGCAGCCTCGCCCATGTTGCCCAGACGGGTCTCACCCTCTCCTGGCTGCTCGATGCCGGCAACCGTTCCAGCCTCGATGGCGGCCCTCCCTGCCGTACCCGGATTCACAAATCGTCCACCAACGGCTGCTAGCCGACCAGCGGCAGGAAGGGCCTTTGAAGCGGCGCCCAATACGCCCCCGACAGGGAGCGTGGCGACTACATCACCTGTGAGTTCTCCAGCGGTGCCCCACCCACCAGGATGGTACTTCTTGTAGAGGTCATAGTCCTCTTTCTGGCCCTTGGCAAACTCGCCTGCTCCCTCAGAGCCAGGCAGGCCTGTCTTGGCGTACAGATCGGACGCGCCGCCAGCGAGCCTGTTGTACGAGGCCCCTGCTCCCGCAAGGAACTTGTCAGTGTTGCTCGTGTCGTTGGCAGGGCTGTACTTCTGCGTGTCCTCCGCAACCTGCTTCGCCTGGCCGGCCAGACGAGTCTTGAGCACATCAAATGCCTGCTCCGCGGTGGCCCCTTCAGGACCAACGACTTCATGGGTCTTGCCGTCAGGCGAGGTAAAGGTGAAGGTAGGCATGGCTACGGCTTCGTGGTGACGGACCAGCCGGCAGCACCAGGGATCGGACTGGCCCCAGAAGGTGAGGTGGGACGCGGACCGCCAGTGTCAACTAGGTCGCCCGTCTCAGCCTCAGCACCTTTCGCCTTCAGACGGCTGTTGTTGAGACTGATCAAATCTGAGAGGCCCCTGGACTTCCGAAGCATGGCTTCTCTGCTGTCGTAGGGGTCAGGCAGGTACTGGGCCGCACTCGCACGCTCGACCTTGGTGAGCGCAGAGCCGAACCGGCCATGACGAATCTCGTCCGTGACGAACGTCAGTTTCTGGATGGCGTTGTTGGTCTTGTCGTCGCGGTACTTGGCCACGAGTGACTGACCACCAGGCACGAAGTCCGTGACCAGGCCAGGGACGTAGCCTGTACCCTTGCTGGGGGCTGCGTCCAGCATTTCGATGCCCTCATTCAGGGCCTTCGTGGCCGCATCCTGCTTGTCCAGTTCGGACCTGGCCTTGTCGGACATCTTCTTGCCGGTAGCGTCCAGCTTGGCCTTGTCAGCCTCCTTCTTGGCATCCATCACAGCCTGGTCGTGCTGCTTGCGATACTCAAAGAGCTGGCTCTGAAGGGCAACCCCCTGCCGGCGAAGCTCCAGGCTGTCTTGACGAGCCTGCTCGCGGTCGGCGGCAGATTGACGGGCGTCTGCTGAGCGGACATCGGCCTGACGAGCCTGCTCTTTGAGCTGGTCCATCTTGAACGCGATGTTCGCCTCGTACTGCTCCTTCCGAGCAGCCTGAAGGTCTTCACGATCCTCGATCTTGCCCTTGCGCGCCTCGGCTCGCACAGGCTCTTGGATCAATTGATCCTCCGCATACTTGGTCGCAAGGGCTCGGCTCAGCGGGTTCCGCTGGCCCTGCATCGCCCAGGCCAACCTGGCCTCGGGGGTCACAGGCACCTCTTTGGGAGCAGGGCCCACACCCTCTTCAGTGGGCGGGCCAGGCTGCTCTCTCATGGTGGGCTGCGGACGCTGAGCCATCCACTGCTCCGAGGCTTGGCGCATGGCCTGCTGACGTTTGTCGGACAGATCGCCCTGACGGGCTTCCATCATCTGGCCGACGACGTTGTTGATGCCAGGAGCGAGCAGCTGCATCCTGCTGGTAGGCACGTAGAACTTGCCCACCATCTGACCGGCTTCAGGGGACTTCTGGTTCCGCAACTGGTCGATGAGAGCCTGTGCACGCTTTGCCCTCTCGATCTGCGAGTCAAAGTCCTCACTCTGGCCGGGATCAGCCAGCATGCCTTGATCGAAGATGGGCATAGCAGTCTCCTACTGACCGAACAGCGAGCCGAGGCCACCGCCTGCGCCGCCACCCCCGAATGCGCCGGCGATGCCCTGGGCCGCGCCCAAGGCGTCCGTCACCTTGTTCTGCGGCGTGGGCACGTAGAACTTGCCGACCATGCGACCGTCGCCCTGCTGCCCGCCAGCCGAGCCACCGTACTTCCGCAAGGCTTGGATCAAAGCCATCTGCTTCTGTTGATCCATCGCGTCGCCAAGCTGCGTGTTCTGCCGACCAAGACGGGCTGTCTCAGCGTCCGTCTGATCGGGCATCATTGAGTAATCCATATCAACCTCCGAGGTATCCGCCAAGTCCACCGAGCACACCGCCGATGGCCGTGCCCCAGCCCGGCATGATCATCGTTCCCATTGCTGCCCCGGATGCTGCGCCAGACGCCGCACCCTTGGCTTTGTTGCCCTTACCTGCCGCTGCCGCATTGGCTCGGTCAACGTTGTCCAGATACTGCTTCTGGGTTGCGCCGAAGATGTCCGCCGCACTGGAGCCGGTCGCCTGGTTGACCTTAGTGAAGTCCGGGCCTTGTACCTGGGTACCGGACATGAACGAGTTGAACTCGTTCAGCGGGTTTGTCCGTTGGAACATCGCCTCGTTGATCTGGCGGTTCCGGTCCTCTTGGCTTGTGGCCCGGTCCATCAACTGATTGCGAATGCCAGCGTCGTAGTCCTCCATGCCTTCGCTGCGCTTCTGCGAGCGGAGGGCATTGGCCAGGTCTGTGGCCGCGGTCATTTCGCTGCCGCCCTGCTGACGGACAGCCATGGCTCGGTTGAACAGGTCGCCCGACGCGCCCATGGCTCCGAGCAAAGCCTGTTGGTTGGCGTCGTTCTCGCCCCGATTGAGGGTGTCCTGGGAACCCTGGTAGGCCAGCCCACCTTGGGTGATACCCTGAGCTGCCAGACGGGCCTGCTCGTCACTCCTGCGCTTCTGGAGAGCAGGATCGAGGCGCGACATCATCGCGTCCTGGACCTGCTGGACCGCACCAAACCCTGCGTCTGGCATGGCGCCGAGCTTGCTGTAGTCGTAGTTCTGGTAGTCCCCGAACTGATCCTCAGTGGGGCGCGTCCCCAGGTCGAGGGCCTTGACGTCGGTCATGCCGTTGTAACTGAACGGGTCGCTCACTGCATCCGTTGCGCGACCGAGCAAGCCTTGCCCTGCGCTCGCAAGACCAAGCTTGGCTTGGGTATCCGCCTCGTACAGCTTTTGCTGTTCCGGACTCATTGTCGTGGTTTGAGTCCACTGGTCCGGGTTGTTGGCGTCCTGAGAGTACGTGGTTTGGTTGCCGTACTGGTCGGTCTGATTGACCCGGTTCAACTGAGCGTTGACCCGAGCAGTCTCCCGGTCCAGACCGGCCTGCTGCTTCGCCAGGGCGACGTAGTCAGGCGCGGGAGGTGGTGCTGGTGCTTTGCCGCCCATGGAGCCCTCTCTTCAGCCAACGGCAGTCTGCCTTAGCCATGCTTAGGTAGTACACCGGACCCTCAGGACGCACATTGTCCCGGACAAAGTCCACCTTGAACCCGACCCGCTTGTCCAACTCCAGCACAACGGGGTCTGTCACCTCAGCTAGCAACGTCTCGCAATTGCACTCGACAAATGGGTAGTAGCACCCATAGTACATGAGCTCTGCCCCGGCCCAGCCAGGGTGCTCGCCGGCAATGTGAACCGAGCAGGCTAGTCCTGTCCAATCATCGTAGGCCACACCGCCGATGATCTCGTCGCCCACCTTGCTGCCGAGGAAGCGCGCATGCTTCGTGAAGGGCCGGTCCAGCCGGCTCTCCATGTACGCACGAAGCTGCGCCTGATCCTCGTAGATCATAGGATCATCCCTGACTTGAGGGACAAGTCTGTGGAAATCCAGAGAGTCTCGCAGTCTGTCGAGAACCTGATGTCGAGGGATGCGGCCACCCCAAGTCCAACAGCTTGGTACCAGTCCCGTTGGACCTTCATGCCTCCGGACCACAAGGAACTGCCCCAAATGGCAACGCCCCAAAGGGCTGAGCCACCAGGTGTGGGCGGCGCTCCTGAGGGGAACGTGTCTCCGACCTGCCTGAAGTCGAACAGCCACTGAGGACTGAGGGACACCGGTCGCACCACCGACAGGTTCGGACGGTACATGCCGATCTGCTTCTGAAGCGCAGTCTTGCCGAAGTAGCTGTAAGCCTGCTGGACGCGAGATTGAATGTTGGTCCCGCCGGTCCCG